CTTACCTGATACGCAACCCTATAAATCTGGATTTCTTAAAAACCGGAAAGGCAAAAGCCCCAGGTTTAGCCCAAATCTATAGTTACCATATCAGTAAAGATAACGAAAATCTTTGATATACGCGGTTTATGCACTAGAGTATCCATTCTTATGCATTTTCGGTAACCACGCAAAACGAAATGGATTTACTCCATCATTCATCAATGCCTTCTAACTGAAATTCTTCACAAAAAAGGTCGAAATTTTTATGACCATCTTCTTCATATAACTCTGTACCTAAATAAAGGTTCGAATATGATAAAGAATAGTCACGAATGTAGTCAGTATTCTCCTTAAAGAATTCAGACTTTATTCTAAAATTTTCTATTTCTCTGTTTAGATTAGTGTATTCTCTTTCAGACTGTAAATTCCAAAATAAATTGGAGTATGCACCTGATACGATATGACAGTGACTGGTATTTAAGTTTATTAAATTTTCAATGTTAAAGAAGTGATTATCTTTTTCATCTTTGACATTCTCATCATATAATTGTGCGATCTCAAAAAGATTGTCTTCACTATTACGATTGACTTTTTTCTTATTTAAATAAGAGCAAAGAGAATTCATAAAGTGTAGATTATGTCTCCGTTGAAGATCATTACAAATTGATCGATGTACGAATTTAAAGATACATTTAAAATTTTTTAAACTTGGTAAGTGGTGGATATATAAGTCTTTTTTATCGATAAGATCTTTGATGCCAGGAAACTGGGGTAGAGTTCTTTGGATAAAAGAGTTAAGTTCTTTTCGAGTCAAAAAGTCAGATTCTTTTTCTTCTTTTGAAGGAAGCAAAAGTCCATCTAACTTTTTAACTGTGGTTTCATTTATCAAAGATTTCATCTCATACTCCTGTTTATTCTTTTCAGTAAGAAAAACAGGAATACAGAGAATATCTAGATTATGATTTGTTATTTTCTTTAAAACTTTACTCCTATCCTTAAAAAGCTTTTTGAATAAAGAACAGAAATAGACTCTTTTAGCAAGAGACTGATTAACTGATTTATTATGTAAACTTTTTAACCCCATTCCCCCTTGTTCAGTAGATACCCATAAAGATCGAGGACTCTCTTTTAATCTATGGAAATTATTTCGGATAAAATGATTGAAGAAAATCTCATTCATACCATAGTATGATTGGAAATCTCTCCAACATTCTCCCAAAGTTTTATCTTGTCGATATAAGAGCTCAACTTTACCAGTATTCAGTCTTTCTGTTTTATAAAACAGTTGACTATTTACTGTACAAAAGTTCTTATCTATGAAGTTCTTCCCTAAAGAAAGGGTTAAACCTATTGAACTTGAACAATCCTTCCACTTTTGGATACACTCTTGTGGCACTTTTCCTACTATATCATCACCATTTATTAGGTAAGATCCAGAGGGAAAATTGGAAAGAACAGAACAAAGAAAATCATTAGCCATACATAATAATGGAAAAGATAAGAGAGATCCCATAAGTTGTCCAGAAGTTTGAATTCCTTCGGGAATATCATAACTACTTGGATATGTAACTATATGTGAACTTATCTCATATCTAGCCCAATCTTTTGTTGGTTGATGATCAATATGTTCTAAAATTCCTTCTAATAATCCTTCGGTAACCCACATTGGTAGATTATCAGTTGCGGCATCATAATCACCTGAAACATAGATCCCTTCACTCGAAGAGATTCTTTTAATTTCTTGTTCAATTTTTTCAAATTGTTCAAGTTTATTAATTTCTTGTTTTTTTTGATGTCCTCGATACTGATTACAACCATGTGTGAGGTTAAATTCCTCATAAAAGGTTAAAGATTTCCACATTGCCATCTGTAAAGGTTTTAGACACCGTGTGTCTGCTTCAGCTTTTGTAATCACTCTTACTTTGAGTGGTTCAGCTAAAGGTATACCTTGAATTACAGGAGGTTTCAATGGAGGATGTATAGGGAAAGTGAGTTGAGAGTGAATACCTCGGTCAAATTGGCTGATCTCTGAGAAATTAACATTAAATTCTCGGTCACCATCTATATTCTCAACGCGAACATCATAATCATAAATAGATTGTGTCCAAATTCCTAAGATATTATCTTTATGGAAATTTAAACGATCTATATATAACTTTTGAAAATCTAATCCTAATTTAAAAAGACTTTTGTCTTCTTTTAAGATTTTGACATCTAAAGGTACACGATTATGAGTAGCAAATATTTGGAGATCACGCTCTATAGTTCTCGTAGCTGTTTGATATCCATGATAAAGAAGACCATTCTGTTGTCGGTGATTAGTTAAATTCACTAACGACAGTAATTGGTATCTAGAATCATAGAATCTTCCAACTAAGGAAATTGGAACATGAATTCTTCTCCAAAGAGAATAAATATCTAGAATTGGAGAGTTCTCATTTGCAAGAGCAAGAGAAGATCCAAATGCAAGATTAGATGTGATAATGACAATAGGGGAATTAAATAATATTCCTTTCTCATTAAGATTTGCCATAGGTAGATAATAGGGATTGCAAGAAATTAATTGATCAAATTCAATTATATCGTCTCGTGATGTTAAATTTTGACCAAAGTCGTCAAGAACGACTATAGGTTGATGGGAATACTTATCCCAATGTTTAACATTACATGATCTATTATAAACTAATAAGTTTTCTTCTAGATTAAAAAGACGAGAATTAAAAAAGTTCAATAACTCTTTTATTGCCCTAGTTTTACCTAGACCAGGTGGTCCAAATAAACCAATCACTAGAGGTTCAACTCGGTGTTGTTCGTCTAGAGAATATGCTTTGTTAGCAATATGAAATTGTTTTTTATCTTGTAGATATTCATTCTGTCCACCTTTAACTCTTGAGTTTTCAAGACAGGCAGAATTGGATGGGTTAACAGTCTTAAAAGGATTATAAAGGTCAGAGATGATCTTTCCAAATTTTTGAGAAGAATATTCTTTCAACATTTGATAAAGTTGATCATTCTTAACAATCACATCCTTTTCTTCCTTACAAATTCCAGATCGATGTTTTAATAAACCATCTTTCAGAAATGTTTCAGGAACAGACTGACAAAGACCCTTCGACTGATATATAGAGAAAAACAATTGAAGAGTGGTTTTTTTATCCATAGATTTTAATAAATTTATTTCCATGGATTTTGGCATAACAGGGAAGGCATCTTGAGGATACCCTCCAGGTAATTCTTGTTTGGCAATTAGAGCAAATTTCCCAGCTAAAGATAACTTAATTCTTTTAATGAGATCCTTCTCCAATAACCCTTTCGGAAAAACCGACAAAAAGTGCATACATAAACATAATAATGGATATGTATTCACAGTGCTCCTGTTCACCAGTAAACCTTTCTTCCAAAATGCTGATGTAAAATAAGGTTCCTGACCTTTACAGGTAAGGATTCCTAAATGGACAGCATTTGCTAACTTCAAAGCATGCATTAAATAGGTAAAGTTGTTTGAGGTAGTTATTTTAATTTCTTTATTAAACATACCCTTGATTCTTATACCTATTACACTATCAAAAACCATACGACGATGCTCAAATAAACGAAGGAAAAACTGTTTAACTTTCTGCTCTTTTAAGCAGGGATTTTGTATATCCAATAAAGTAACAATTTTCTTTTTCTCTTGCTCACTCCATTTCCATGAGAGTAAAACTTGGGAACTTATTATGAGATCTATTGATTTCTGAAATTTCGGTAAGACAATAATGTCCGATGAAGTCAGGGCTTCCAACACCCTGATTACCATTTCATCTTGTCGTCTACAACGATGATTCATATAAATTTTCATATATGTTTCAATGTTATAGTATCCGGAGAAGCTCGAAACATTCTCAACTTTTAAGTTGTTTTTGGTTTTAGCTGTCAGATGTAATCTATGAAGGGACGACAAATCCTTACATAGAGTGAATCACAATCAATAGCATCAATGTCGGAAATAAATCAATAGGTGGGTTAATCCTATCTTAAGAAATATTTCATTGTCTACTATGATCTGAGTTCTGGACTTTCGTCCACATGGCCTTGCGGCC